GGACGAGGTGTCGAAGTGGCAGGACATCCCGGGCTACGGCGATCCGGAGGATCTGTTCTTTGGCCGCTTTACGGCGTTCCGGCGCACCAAGAGCTGGAAGATCCTCGAGATATCGACGCCGGAAGTCGACTCGGGCGACGAGCTCGGCGAGGGAGACGGCCACTGCCGGATCGACCGATCGTTTCGCCGCAGCGATCAGCGTTTCTGGAATTGCGTCTGCCCGGAATGCCGGAAGCATTTCGTTCACAGTGACGAGTTCCTTAGGGTCGACGACAAGCATCCGCACAAGAGCACGTACGAATGCCGGTGCGGCCATCGCATCACCGAGACTGAGCGAGTGGTCGCGATCAAGGCGTCTTCTGGCGCGAAGTGGATCGCTCGCCGGCCCGAGGTCACGGATCATCCGGGCTTTCATGTCGACGCCTTCATTTCGATGATGATGAGCTACGAGGCGATCGCCGAGGACAAGCTCCGCGCCAAGTCGGAGATCGAGAAGAAGGCCTACAACAATCTCGTGCTGGCGCTGCCGCACCGCTACCGCGGCGACGCTCCGGATCACGAGAAGCTGCTGAAGCGCGTGGAGCCGCACCTCGTGCGCGGCCACGTGCCGCCGCACGGCCTGATCCTGGTCGCATTCGCCGACGTCCAGATGCGTGGCATCTGGCTCGAGATCATGGCAATCGCGCCAAACCGGGAAACGTGGTGTGTCGATGCGCGCTATATCGACGGTGACACGTCCCAGCCGAACAGCGACGCCTTTGCGCAGCTGAAGCGCGAGACGATCGAGCGGGAATTCCCCGACGCATTCGGTCGCACGCGCAGGATCGACGCGCTCGGCGTCGATTCCGGGTATCGTTCGCATATCGTCTACAGCTTCGTAAGGAACAACCAGCGCGCACATCCGGACACGGGCCGCGAGCTGATCCTGGCGACCAAGGGCCTGAAGGGCTGGGGGCGCCCGGCGCTGGGGCAGCCGACGCTGCAGGACATCGACCTCGACGGCAAGAAGATCAAGCAGGGCGCGAAGCTGTGGGGCATCGGGACCTGGCCGATGAAGGCTTCGTTCTACACCGATCTTCGCCAGGAGATGCCGGAGTCCAGGATTGCGCCCGGCGGCTACTGCCATTTCGGCAGCTGGTGCGACGAGGTCTACTTCAAGCAGCTGACTGCCGAGCAGCTCGAGGACGTCAAGTTTCGCGGACGGACGGTTACCCAGCGCTGGGTCAAGACCCGCGACAACCACTTCCACGATTGCCGCGTCGGCAACCTGGCGCTTGCCGAATATCTCGGCCTGTCGTCGACGACCGCGGCGCAGTGGGCCGCGCTCGCGACCGTGCGCGGGCTGCCGCCGGAAATGTCGGAGCCGTCGCTGTTTGCGCCCCGCAACCTTGCGGCGTCGATCGACGCCCGGGATGCGGAGGCGGCGATTGCGAAGCGGAAGGCAGCGGAGAAGGCCGCAGCCGACAAGGCGGCAAACGAGCCCGGCTGGCTCGATGGGTACGAGGTCAAGCTGTGACGATCCTGACGCAAACCGACATCGACAAGCTCAAGCAGGCGATTGCGCGCGGCGTGCTGAAGGTGCGCTACGACAACGAGGAGGTGACCTATCAGTCGACCGAGGACATGCTCAAGGCCCTGGCGTTTGCCGAGGCTGAGCTTGCGGGCAGTTCGTCGGATCGCTACGTGCCGTCAACGCTCGCGGTGTTCGGGCGCGACTGATGTTAGGCGCGGCTTTGGCACTATCTCATTTCCATTTGCTGCTGATGCTGATCGCTGCATCGCGGCCGCAGGCGAAGACGACTTGCGAAGTGATCATGCTTAGCCGCGACTCGAAGTTCTTTTGCCGAGATGAAATAAGAGCTCTCGCTCAAGCACTGATTGATGAGCGGAACAAATGAAGTTGCTCGCCAACAAAATTTTGTCGCTTCAGCACGGCGACGAGCGATTGCGTTATGTGGCCGACAAGCTGCGCTTGCCGGCGAAGGATAACCACATCGGACTTGACCAGGCCTTTTTGCCGGCGGTTGATCGCTTTATTTTCGACGAAGGATTCTTACAAGAGGCGATCGAGGTCTATGTAGATCACGGCGAGATGACCGCACCTGCCGCAAAACCACCGTTGCCGATTTGCTGGATCGAGCTCGAAAATCACGGCCTGTTGATCGATGGTGATCACTTTGCTCTGATCTATGATGGACGCCCGGATTGTCGTTTAATTTGCTTGGTAATTGGTTCGGTCGGGCTGTTGGATGATTCTTCGAAGGAGTATAGATCCCATCATAAGCTTACGGAGCGAGATGAAATCGCGTTCGCTGAGACGATCGCCAGATTTAGGGTCTGTCTCGCTGCCCTTCAATCGCCAAACGTAACGACCACTCGCCGGATTTTGCCGGGCGAAGGGAGAAGTGCTGCCCACCGAGCGTTCGTCCGCAGACGTTTCCAGCAGGGCCGGCCGATGTTCAGCTACAACGTGGTCGAACTCGTGCCGCCGCGCGCGGCCTTGCATCGCGGAGTACTCAAGCCTGCCGAACATTTTGAGGGAATGCGCGGCCACTTTGTGATCGCGCATTGGCGACTGATCGGCACGGCTATCGAGCCGTACTGGGTTTGGGTCGAGGGCCACAAACGCGGTGATGAAAGCAAAGGGTTCATCACGAAAGAGCGTCATGCGAAAGCGCGATCGCTCCCCGTGAGACGAGGCTTTGAACTCCCGCCAAACTCTGGCGTGCCCGGTCAGAGGCTTAAGGCAAACAGGGTCGCCTGATGGATCTCAACTTTATCGAGCGCATCGGCGCGGCCATTTCTCCGCAATGGGGATTGCAGCGGCTGCATGCCAAAGCCGGCTTCGAGCATGCCCGCAATCTGGCGCGCGGCTATGACGCCGCCAAGCGAGACCGGCGCACGGACGGGTGGCGCGCGCCGGGGACGTCGGCCAATGCCGAGCTCTCGCCGGCGCTGAAGACCATCATCGCGCGGTCGCGGGACCTTGTGCGCAACAACGAGTGGCCGGCCAATGGCAAGCGGAAGTGGCAGGCGCATCTGATCGGGACGGGAATCCAGCCGCGCCCCGTCGCCGAGAAGCGCGCCAAGAAGACTGCGGTCGATGCGTGGAACGCGTTCTCCGATGAATGCGATCCGGAGGGCCTGACCGACTTCTACGGCATCCAGGCGCGGTTGATCGGCGAGGTGTTCGAGGGTGGAGCCGCCTTCCTGCGCTGGTACCCGCGGCCCGCCGAGATGGGCCTGAAGGTGCCCCTACAGTGCGAGGTGCTGGAGCACGATTTTCTCGACACCGAGAAGACCGAGATTCTCGATGCGGGCCGCGGCAATGTCGTCATCCACGGCGTCGAGTACAACAGTTACGGGCAGCGCGTTGCCTACTGGCTTTTCCCCACGCATCCCGGCGAGGTCTCGATGATCCGCCGCACCAACTTCAAGTCCGAGCGCGTTTCGGCCGAATACTGCGATCATGTGTTCCGCGTCGATCGGCCGGGGCAGGTGACAGGCGTGCCGTGGATCGCGGTGAGCATGCTGCGCCACCGCGACTTCGCCGACAAGGAAGAGGCGGACATGGTCCGCCGCAAGATCGCGGCGTGCTTTACCGTGTTCGTGCGCCGCACCGGAACGGGTCCGGTCGGTCTTGCGCAGTCGGCGGATCAGTCGACCGACTCGAAGGATCGCAGGCTGGAGAAGATCTCGCCGGGCATGATTGCCTATGTCGAGGGCGAGGGCGACGTCACGCCTGCGACGCCGCCAAATGCGCCCGACGACGGCGATGCCGAGCGCCAGCAATATGCGTTTGCGGCCGGAACGGGACTTCCGTTCGCCACTTTGACGGGCAATCTGAAGGGCGCGAACTACTCCTCGCTCCGCGAGGGCAAGCTCGATTTCTGGACCGTGCTCGACCAGCTGCAGTGGCACATGTGCGTGCCGCAGATCGCGCGGCCGTCGTGGCGGCGCGTGATGCGCGCGGCGTCGGCGCGGGGCCTGCAGATCTCGCCGGACATCGCCGCGAAGTACGCGATGCCGAAGCGGCCGTGGGTCGATCCGAAGAAGGACATCGAGGCTGCGCAGCTCGAGCTGGCCGCGGGGCTCAACTCCTGGCCCGAAATGGCCGCCGAACGGGGCTTCGATCCCGACGATCTCCTGGAAGAGATCCAGCAGTGGAAGCCCAGGCTGAAGGCAGCCGGCATTAAGTTCGCGGCGGCTCCCGGCCAGCAGGCCGGCAAGCCGGCGGCGGACGACGGGCAGGGCGCCGGCAATGAGAAACCCGACGATGTGGTCGCGGAGGATGACGACGATGACGATCAAGCCTGATGGTGCCGGCAACAGCGTTGCCATGTTCCCGTCGATGCAGCGGGAAGCTGCGATCGTGGCCGGCTCGCTGAACGAGGAGAACCGCACCTTCGAAGTGCTCTGGACCGCGGGCGCCGAGGTGCAGCGGATCGATTGGTGGACCGGGCAGCGCTACATCGAGGTGCTGGAGGTCTCCGACAAGGCGATCCGTCTCGACCGCCTGCAGTCCGGCCGGGCGCCGGTGCTCAACGCACACTCTCGCTGGTCGCTTGAAGACATCATCGGCGTCGTCGAGAAGGACAGCGTTCGCATCGAGGACGGCAAGAGCTACGCCAGAGTGCGCCTGTCGGCGCGCGATGAGGTTGCCGGCATCGTCCGCGATATCCGCGACGGCATCATCGCCAACGTCTCCAACGGCTACATCACCCACGCCTACCGCGAGGAGATGAAGGACGACAAGCTTTACCGGATTGCGACCGACTGGGAGCCGAACGAGATTTCGTTCGTACCTGTCGGCGCCGATCCTGAGGCCGGTCGGCGGAGCAATTCGTCGCAAACCTATCCCTGCAAGATCATCCGTGCCGCGCCCGAGATAGTGGGGCCCGATCCGGCAGTGCTGGCGCGCATGCGGATGCGCCAGCTTTCCATCACCTGAGTTCGCGGGGCCTGCACGAACCGCAGTCTTCGAACGAGTAGCCGCCTGCGCTTCAACCGGGGCCGCAGGACGAAGGCGTTTTGCCCCGGTCCATCCAAGAGGAGACTTCAGATGAAGTTGCACAACTGGGCGGCGCTGGGCCTCGTGTTCGGTCTCGTTGCCGCCATCGTTTACCTGACGCCGGGCGACATCCTGTTCCATGCGCAGGCCGCCGTTTCAGACCCGATGTCGGTCTTCACCGCGAACGCCGCGCTGCTCGCGCTGCGTAACCAGCATGCCGAGCTCGTGCAGCGGGCGGCCGCCAAGATCGCCGAGATCAAGGATGGCCTGCCGGCCGCGGACGTGACCCGGATCGAGGGCGAGCATGCCGAGCTGGTTCGCCAGGCGTCTGAAGTGCAGACGCAGATCGCGGCGGAAGAGACGCGCGCGGCACCGCCTTCGCCTCCGGCGCCGGCCGCTCACGCCTGGGGCGCGGAAGACATCTCGCGCATCAACGCGCGGGCAGCTGCGTTTGGTCTCACCGCGGCGGATGCGATCGCCGTGATGGGCGATACCGCGATCCGCACCATCGAAGCGGCAACCGACCGGCTGCAGAACCTCGCGGCCGAGCGGGCGCCGACCCGCCAGAATCCCCACGTCCGTATCACCCAGGACGAGGGCGACACGATCCGGAATGCGATCAGCGCTTCGATCCTGCTGCGGGCCAATCCGCAGGCGCTCCCGGCCAACGCTCCGGAGCGCGAGATGTCGCGCAACTATCGCGGCATGTCGCTGATGGAAGTCGGGCGCGTGTTCTTCGAGGAAGCGCACGGCATCCGCCTGCGCAATCTCGGTCGCATGGAAATGGCCAGCGTGTTGCTCGGCCTCGATGCCAACATCCGCTCGCCTGGCATGCATTCGACGTCCGATTTCGCCAATCTCCTGGCGAATGTCGCGGCCAAGCGCCTGCGGCAGGCCTACCAGGCGGCGCCGCAGACCTTCAAGGCGTGGAGCCGGCAGTCGAACAACCCCGACTTCAAGTCGAAGTCGGTGGTGCAGCTGTCCTCGGCGCCGGCGTTCAAGCGGGTGCGCGAGGGCGGCGAATACAGCTACGGCGGGCTGACCGACGGCGCGGAGACCTACGCGCTGGCGACCTACGGCCGGATCGTGGCGATCACCCGCCAGGCGCTGATCAACGACGATCTGGGGGCATTCGACCGGATCCCGACCATGGTGGGCCGGGCTGCGGCCGACCTGGAGTCCACCACCGTTTACAACATCCTGCTCGACAACAGCGCGCTGAGCGACAGCGTCGCGCTGTTCCATGCGACGCATGGCAACCTGATGACGGGCTCGGCGATCGACGAGACCAACCTCGCGCTGGCCGACAAGGCTATGCGCGACCAGCGCAGCCTGGCTGCGAAGTCCGCCGATCGCGAGTACCTCAACCTGATGCCGAAGTTCCTGCTCACCGGCAATGCCTATCGCATCTCGGCGCAGAAGATCCTGACCGCGGTGCAGTCGACGGTGTCGACCGAGGTTAATCCGTTCTCCAATGCGATGACGCAGGTGACGGAAGCTCGCATCACCGGCAACAAGTGGTTCCTGATCGCCGATCCGTCGCAGATCGATACGGTCGAATACTCCTACCTCGAGGGCGAGGAAGGCGTGTTCATCGAGCAGCGCATGGGCTTCGAGGTCGACGGCATCCAGATCAAGGGTCGCCTGGACTTCGCCGCCAAGGCGATCGACCACCGCGGCATGGTCTACAACCCCGGCGCCTGATGCCCGGCCCGCGCGCGGCGTAACCGCCGCGCGCCCCTGACCAATTCTCTTCAGCCCGCGCACGTCGCGCACCCCTCATTCGGAGAACGACCATGAACAACTACATTCAGCAGGGCGACATTCTCGAAGTCGTCACGCCGGCCGCGGGCTATACCAGCGGCGTGCTTTACTTCCAGGGCGCATTGTTTGGCGTGGCCGTCCTGACGACCACGTCCGGCGAGTACAATCAGCTCAAGACCCGCGGCGTCTTCGAGCTCGCCAAGGCCGCCTCGCAGGCCTGGGCGATCGGCGATCCCATCCACTGGGACATTGCCAACGCCGTGGCGTCGAAGGACCCGACGGTTGGGCCGCGCATCGGCCAGGCTGCCAACGTCGTCGCCAATGGTGTCGGCGATACGCTCGGCTATGTGCGGCTTGACGGCATTCGCGCCTCCAGCGTCTACCATGTGCGCAAGCGCTTCACGACCGCCGAGGTCAACGCCGGCGCCACGCTGCTTCCGGCGATCCCCGGCGTGCGCTATCGCATGGTCGATGCGGCCATGATTGCGGTTGGCGGTGCGGCCGCCACCGCGACCTCGGTCGACATCAATGCGACCCTGACCACCAGCCGCAAGCTGGTGGCCGCCGCCGTCGCTGGCCTCACCCAGTCCACGGTGGCGCGTGCCGGCGCATCCAACATCGCCGTGCTGGCCGATGGCGCATCGTTCACCGCCAACGACGTCAACACGGCCGTCACCGTTGGCAAGACCGGCTCCGACCTTGCCACCGCAACTCATATCGACGTGCTGTTCACGTACGCGATGGATTCGGCGGCGGCCTGATCCATGGGTGTCTTTGACGGGCTCCCCGGCATCTTCGTCGATACGCTCGGCGAGCCCGTCACCTATACGCCCGATGGCGGGTCTCCGCTTTCGATCCAGGCGATCTGGACCGAGCGGACGATAGATGTCGTCATCGGGTCCGAGGCTCCAGCGGATACCGGGGTGACGACGCTGAAGGTGCGCGCCGAGGATGTCACTCCGGCCGAGGGCGATACGGTGACGCGCGACTCCGACGGCAGCACGATGCGGGTCACCACCCCGATCCTGCCCGACGGCAAGGGCATGATCCGCTGTAACCTTGCGGATATCGCGTGAGGGGAATCTATCTGCCTTGCGGCTCGTAATAGCGCCGCATCGCCGTTAGGTGGTCGTTCTGGGATTTGGCGAGGCTTCGCATCGTTCGCACGTCGCCGACGATTTGCGCGAAGCCGAACAGGACGGCGGCCGGGATCGACAGCCCCACGGCAACCAGCAGTAAAATGGCCTTTGCCAAACCATCGCTGCCCACGGTGCCTGCCAGCGCAGGAACTGGTGATGCGAAAACCAGCGCGACGACCAGCCAGATCAAAATGAGGTAGAGGCCAGAAACGGCCTTGAGGAAAAGTGCCATGGTAACCGCCCCCGCAAATGCTGGATCAGGCTATCGCAACTTACGCGCGATACGCAAGATCGGGGGGATCGCTTGATGCTCACCATCCGCGTCAATACAAGCGACGTCATGCGGCAACTACGCCGGCTGCGCAAGGAAGACGCGCCGATCGTCACCGCCTATGCGCTGACCAAGACGGCGCAGGACATCAAGGCGGCCGAGATCGCTTCGATGAAATCGGTCTTCGACCGGCCCTCGCGCTTCACGTTGAACGCGCTGTTCATGAAGCCGGCGACCAAGCGCGAGCTGGTCGCGGTGGTCTACTTCAAGGAAGGATTCGGCTCGATCCCGGCCTGGCGCTATCTCGGGCCGCAGGTCGAGGGTGGCGGGCGCCAGCACAAGAGCCACGAGAAGCGCCTGATCCGCGCCGGCCACATGAAGCCGGACGAATACGCTGTGCCGGGCGCGGGTGCAAAGCTCGATCAGTACGGCAACATCTCGGGGCCGACGATCGAGCGCATCCTCAGCCATGTGCAGGCCGCCGAGCAGTTCGCCGGCTACCAGGCCAACGCCACGGGCAGCCGCCGCTCGCGCGCAAAGCGCCGCAAGGGCGGGACCTACTTCGTGCTGCGGCCGGACGGCGCGGGCCGTGCCCGCGGCAGCGTTGCCCCTGGCATTTACCTCCGCCAGAACGTCAACCAGATCGTGCCGGTGATCATGTTCGTCAAGGCGCCGCGCTACAAGAGGCGCTTTCCGTTCTATGAGACCGCGCGCGAGGTGTTTGCCACGAACTTTGCGCGGCATGCCCGCGACGGCTTCAATCGCTTCGTCACCTCCCGCATGAAGAAAGCGGCCTGATGGCGCACGCGCGCACCGAGATCCGCAACGCCGTTGTAACGAGGCTGACCGGCCTGCCGACGACCGGCAGCGAAGTCTATTCGGGCCGCACGCGCCCGCTGAAGGCCGGGCACTCGCCGACGCTGCTGGTCTACACGCTCAATGAGCAGGCCGGTCGGCCGATCGAGGGCAACCCGGCCTCGCTCGGTCGCACGCTGCAGCTGCTGGTCGAGGGGCGGGTGTCTCACCATTCAGTGCCCGACGATCTGCTCGACCAGATTGCCCTCGAGGTCGAGGGCGCGCTGCGCGATTCTGAAGACGCGCTCGACGTGTTCGACATCATGCTGCAGCAGACCGCCATCGAGGTGAATGCCGACGGCGAGCGGCATCTCGGC